AATGGACGCGGATACATAATTACGGTGAAAAACACAAGGCGTGACTTGTGCCGTGGCGCTGAAACCTTCGGCGCCATGTCAGAGGTTACGAGGTGACGCGGGTGGCGGGGGACACCTCATCCGTCACGGCGTTCGCCGTGCCACCTTCCCCTCAAGGGGAAGGCATAGCGGGACGTCGAGGACGCCGTCCCCTACGGGGGAAAACAAAAGGAGGAGAGAAAAATGGGTAGGGCGATACGGGTGCGGCAACGGACGGTTTCCGGTGTGGTTATTGAAGAAAAGATATTTACCTGGGCTCCAAGAGGCCGGGATATTTCCAAAGCGAAACCGCCCAAGCCCCGATTTCAGAACGAGGAGGAGCGGAAACAGCACGGCTTGTTGATCTCCAAGCGGAAATTTGCCCGGTTGGTAAACACCAACTGCTCCCCAAGCACTCTATACAGCACGTTAACCTTCGATAACGAATCGGAAGTACATACTTTTGAAGAGGCCCGGCAGATCCGGGAGAATTTTATAAAGCGTCTTCTATATAAGTACCCAAATGCAGTTATCTTCATGGTGATGGGCAGGGGCAAGCACACAAGACGCATTCACTTCCATATGCTGTCCAACGGTATTCCGGAGGAATACATACGAAAGCAATGGAAATATGGAACAGTTGTTCGCATTGAGAATTTGCGGGAACACAACTGGTATGACGGTGTAGATCACGGGCAGGATTACACGGGCCTTGCCAACTATATGTTTGAGCATTGGACGGAGGAACAAGGCGGCCACCGGTGGCGGATGACAAAGACCGCCCGGCAGCCGGAGGCGGAAAAACCGGAGGAGATCAAGCGGGAGTATTCCGAGCAGAAACCGCCCAAGCCACCCAAGGGGTATGTGCTGGTAGAGAGCCAAGGCAACCGGTACGGTTACCTATATTTTAAGTATATAAAGGCGCCGCAGAAGGTGGCGCAGGGGAAGAAAAAAGGACCGCGCGGAGGCGGTTTTGAAAAACTCGAAAATGCGTAAAGTTTTGCAACGAAAAGGAGGGTTAAACAGGTGAGCAGTCCAAGGTGCGGATGGTGGCCGTATGCAAAGGCAATGATCAGGGCATATCCCCGGCTTCATCGGGAGTATGAGGCATTACATAGCCAGAAGATAACGGCAAGCATTTCAGGTATGCCCGGTGGCGGGGGTGCATCAAGAACTACAGAGGATGTTGCCCTGCGCAGACTGCCGGGGACAAAGCAGGCGGAACACGACGCCGTAGAAAAGGCCATCGAACTGACAAGGGGGAAGGTGTACGGGAAAGATGCTCTGAAACTCATTGAACTGGTGTTCTGGAAGCGTAATTGCAACGTAACAGGGGCTGCAATGCGGATCAACTGTTCAAAAACAACAGCCTTTCGGTATCATCGGGAGTTTATTCAGTTGGTGGGAAAGTGTTTTTTTGAAAAGATGGAAAACTAGAGCCATTTTTATGTGTTATGCTGATAGTGTGAAAAAGAACCTGAAGCGGAAATGTATCTGCTTCGGGTGTTCTGCGTGCCATAAGCGCCTGCGACATTCGTTTTTCTTGCATATTGGACGAATGCCGTGAAATAGTCAACTCCAGGCGGCGGGGCGGTAGGCCTCGCCTAAGGTGCGGGATTATTTTGTGACGCACTCGTTGGAGATTGCCACGGCAGTGTGCGCACTGCCTCGCAATGACACGGGGGTTGAATTCTTCGGCGAAATGCGGACGCAGGGGGGCGTGTACGCGCGGGTACAATTAACGCGAAATGAAAAAGGAGGTGCGCTGCTTGGGAAAGAAACGAGGCCAGCCAAAAGCCTGTACACCCCGAAGCCTTAAAAAAGCAGTGGATAAGTACTTTGCGTCAATCAGCCGGGTTGTGCCGGTGAAAGAGCCGATACCTACGGGTCAGCTGGACAAGTACGGCCACGAGATTTTTAAGTACGAGCAGGTGAAAAACAGCCTCGGGGAATTGGTGTTTACTACAGAGTATCTCATCAAGCCAAGCCGTGCCGGTTTGGCTCGTTTTCTTGGCATCCACAGAAGCACGTGGGACAATTATCGAGATCAGCCGGAGGTGTATCCGGAGTTTCAGGAGATCGTGGAGGACGCAGAGGACAGGATCTTCGCGTGGACACACGAGCAGCTGCTTACCCGCAGCGGCAAGGATGTGAAAGGCATCGTGGTTGAGCTGGAACACAACTGGGGCTACAAGCAGGAGCGGCAGGAGGATACCGGTACCGGCGCCAGATTGGAGGATTTGCTGTGAGTTATACGGCAGGTGAACTCATTGCCGCGCGAAGGGACAAATGGGAGAAGACCTCCAGTATTGAGGCGGACAAGCGTTTTCGGGATGCGGTTGCCAACGAGATCGTTCGTGGCGGGGAACTGCTGGCAGAAGTCAAGCGAAATCCGGAAAAACTGGTGGAACTTGTGTTTGTAGTTGTTGACAAAAACCAAAAGACAATGCCGTTCTTCTTCAACGAAGTGCAGCAAGACTTTTTAGCGCGGCTCAACAAGGCTATTGAGGATTTCGAAAAGGGCCTTATACCGGAGATCTCTATGCTGGTGCTGAAAGGGCGGCAGCAGGGGTTCACAACGCTGATAACGGCCTATCAGTTGGCCTGCAGTATTCTGAATCGGAACTTTCAAGGCTACACCTTGGCCGATGTCAGCGTCAACGCGGAGGCGATTTTCCAAAATAAAGCGAAGTTTCCTTATTCCCAGTTGCCGGCGGTGCTGAAGCCAACGGAAAAGTTCAATAATCGCAAGCAGTTGTTATTTTCCAAAATCAACAGCAGCTGGGCGGTGGACACTGCCTCCAAGGATGTGGGCCGTTCCCGCACGGTGAACTTCCTCCACGGCTCGGAGTGCGCTTTCTGGAGAGACGGAATTGCCAAAGTACAGGCCGCCATCGGCGAAGCACTGACCCGCAACTGCATTAAGATCTTCGAGAGCACTGCCGATGGCTTCAACGATTACGAAACAATGTGGTCCAGTGGCGCCCATATCAACTGCTTTTACGAGTGGTGGCGGACGCCTGAATACCGCATCCCGATCATCAGCAAGAAGGAGAAATCGGATTTTTTACAGAAAATCGACACACGCAAAGAATGGATATGGGAACGGCTGCGCTGGCTGAAGGATTACATAGGCCTTCAGGTGGAGCAGCTGTTTTGGTATTACAACAAGTACGAAAAGTACATTGACAAGGATCTGATCCGGCAGGAATATCCCTGCTCGGCAAGGGAAGCGTTCCTGCTCTCGGGTAAGAATGTGTTTGATCCTGAGATCCTGATGCGGCGGCTGGCGCAGGTGCCAAAGCCTATCAAGACGGGTTATTTTACTTATGATTACGACGGGCTGGCAATCAGAAACATTCAGTGGGTGAATGACCGGAACGGATATATTCAAATCTACGCTGTTCCGGACTCGCCCAAAGTTACCAAGTACTGCATTGGCGGTGATACGGCCGGCGACGGCAGCGACAGTTACACCGGCCACGTGCTGGATGCGGCAACGGGAATGCAGGTGGCTCACTTGAAGCACCAATTCGATGCGGACCAATATGCAAAGCAGATGTATTGCCTGGGTATGTACTACAAACAGGCACTGATCGGCATCGAGGCGAATTTTGACAGTTATCCCATTATGGAACTGGAGCGCCTGGGATACCCCAACCAATATGTGCGGACGGTGCAGGACACCTACACGGGCAAGACGGAAAAACGGTTTGGTTTCAAAACTACAAAACTCACGCGACCTACGATTATTTCCCGGCTGGTTACGGTGGTTCGGGATCATCCGGAGAGCATCAACGATCGGGGAACACTTGAGGAACTGCTGACTATCACCCGCAACGAGAAGGGGCGCATCGAAGCCCCGGAAGGTGGCCACGACGATGAGATGATGGGTCTTGCGATCGCACACGAGGTGCGTGAGCAGGTGGTATTCGACAATGAAGTCATTTATGTGAGCCGGCAGTATCAGTTCTCTGCGGAAAAGAAGCAGGAGACAAAACAGGACTACGGCGAGCAAATCACAGTGATTTAGGAGGAACAAATGGAAACTTTAGCGATTGTACTGGCTGT